AACAGATAATTTTTGATAAATTAAAATCATGTTTTATTCCTATGTCAACTGTTATTTCTGTCTTCCGTGAAACCATGTCGACAATGCGTTTAAAATAAAATACAAATACATAAACATAAAATTATCATGCAAAAAGAAAAATGTCCAAATTGTAACGAAATAATGGAACCGGTATCAGTTGCCAAATGCGCATAGACGTGTGTTAGGTGCTGGCGATTCTCTTTTTTTTTAAATTTCTTTTCAAAACAAAATAATTATCAATTAAAACTTTCGGTGGTGGTTAACCGATAAAACAAAATGGAAAATTTCGGTAAAAAAGCAAAAGACAAAGTGACTGGATTTGAGGGTACAATTACTGCAAAATGTATGTACATGTATGGTTGTTCACAGTATCTTTTAACCCCACAAATTGACAAAGAAGGGAAAAAAAGAGAAGGTGAATGGTTTGACGAAGGAAGAATCGAAACTTTCGAAGAAGTCATAAGCCCAGAAAGTGTAAAGGCAGAAAAAAATGGTTGCGAAATAAGAGAATATCCTTGTCGCTAATTTTTTAGGTGCGAGCGAAGAAAAAAAATAGACTTCGCTCGCACCTAACTATTTTCTATCAAAAAAATCTATAAATTAAAAATAATTGAATCACTTGATAAAAATTAATTAATATCTCTTAACTTTCAGCTCTCACCAAATCAGCTATAAAGCTGAAATTATTATTATAAAAATCTGCAATGTCTGGCATTTTTTGTCTGATGTTGCAGATTTTTTTTTGTCCGTTCAGTTCTGTTTGGTCGGTTTATGTCAGGAAAATAATTATTAATTGAAGAAAATTATCGAAAAATCAAAAAGTAATAGTCGAAAATAATAAGTCAAAAGGCAATATAGGTATATGTAACATAGTATTATTATTAATTATTATATTATTATATATTTATTACGTTTTAGGCACATTATACGTTTTACTATAGGTTTTCAAAACGCGAATAATAGTAATTATAATAATAGTTTAATGAAAGTTAATTCGTAGTTAATAAATGTATTTAATTGAAAGGTTAAAAACGGAATAGTTATATTTGACGGAAAAGAAAAAAAATATGAAACTGACAGACATAAAGCAAAATCCGAAAAATCCGAGAATCATAAAAGATGACAAGTTTAAGAAGCTGGTGAAATCATTACAGGAATTTCCTGAAATGATGGGAAAGCGTCCAATTGTTTGTGTAACAGATACTGTGGATGGCAAATTGTTTCCGTTGGGTGGTAATATGCGCCTAAAAGCATTGCATGAATTGAAGTACAAAGACATTCCTGATGAATGGGTAATGTTAGCTGATGATTGGACGGAGGATAAGAGACAGGAATTTGTTATCAAAGATAACGTTGGTTTTGGTGAATGGGATTGGGAACAGTTAGCGAATGATTGGGATGTCGATACGTTGGAAGATTGGGGATTGGATATGCCTGATTGGGGAGTAGACGATGTACTCGAAGCCGAAGAAGATGATTTTGATGTTCCCGAAGGTGGAATTGAAACGGATATTGTTTTAGGTGATTTATTTGAGATTGGAGATCATAGACTTCTTTGCGGAGATAGTACGGATTCTGATTCAGTGGCAAAACTTATGAATGGCGAGAAAGCGGATATGGTGTTTACTGACCCGCCGTATAATATTGGATATAAAGGCACAATGAGTAATACGACAATAAATGGAGTAGAAGTTAGCCATGTTGCTATAAGTGCAAAATATGATAATATCAAAAACGATAAAATGAATGAAAATGATTTTTATCAATTTATATGTGACATCCTAAAAGAGATAAAAATTTATTGCAAGGGCGCTTTTTATATAAGTTTTGGTAGCCAAACGCTGTATCAACTACTTAAGCCTTTAAATGATTTAGAAATAGAGTATAAGTCTATAATTATATGGATGAAAAACCAATCAACAATAAGCGGAAAGGATTTTAAAAGCAGATATGAGCCAATCGTTTACGGAAGGTTTAACGATTGTTTTTATGGAGAAAGGTTTAAACAAGAGGATATTTGGGAATTTCAAAGAACATTAAAGAACGACCTACACCCAACTATGAAACCCATTCCATTAATTGAAAACGCATTAAATAATTCAAGCAAAGAGGGAATGATAGTTTTAGATTTATTTCTCGGCTCAGGCTCAACAATGGTAGCAGCACACCAACTTAAACGCAAATGTTATGGAATGGAACTTGACACGAAATACTGCCAAGTAATTGTTGACCGTATGCGAAAACTCGACCCGACAATTGAAATTAAAAAGAACGGACAAATTATGGGATAAAAAAAACCACTAACATCAACGCTTTGAGTAGTGGTTTTTCCAGTCCTGATAATCTTTCCTCATTATCACCACAAAGATAAAAATAAAAAACAACATAACAATACGAATTGTACTTTTTAATTTGATTTTAATTTGAAATGGCAAATCCAAAAAATATAATACCACCTAAGAAAGGGGAGATACGCAATCCGAAAGGTAGGGGTAATTCTCTAAACAGGAAAACGTTGATGCGCAAATGGTTGACGTTGACGGAGGAGGGGAAAAATCCGATAACAAAGGAAACAGAGAAGTTATCGCAGGCAGACCTTGTCATGTTGGCAATGATAAATAAAGCAAGAAAGGGAGATGTTTCGGCAGGCAAATTGTTAATTGAACATGGAACGGATGAAGAGCGAGAGAATACAAATGACAACAACATTCAGACGGCACCAACGTTGGTTAATTATATGAATTCAGTTGCTGATGATTGGTTACAACAGCGCACGTTTATTGAAACATATAAGATATTAGAACAGATACACGATTTCTGTTTTGATACAGACAATAAAATCCTTTTGTTGTCGATGCCACAGGGGAGCGGAAAATCGTACATTGCTAACAAAGTAACGGAGTGGTTATTAGGTTGTTGGCAGTTGGTAGCAAGAACACAGTCAAATTCTATTATGAGAATTTGCAACACCGATTCGAATGTTACAAAATTCCAAGCAGCGATTTCAAACGAGATAATGGGTGATTCATGGTCGGCTGTATTTGGCGAGCATAAGCTGTCAAACAACAATAAGAATGGAATGAGGTTTGACGGCAGCTGGAATGACAATGCCTTTTTCACTTCTGCAAAAAGTTCTGTAATGTCCAGGCGAGCAGATTTCCTTATCTTTGATGACTTGTATGCCAGCATGGGTGAAGCGTTGAGCCATACGATGACAGCCGATTATATCATGAAGTTTCAAACGATGTGGCGTGGGAGGTTGAAAGGGAGTGAAATAGGAAAAATAATCATGGTCGGTACGAGGTATGCAAAAAATGATTTCTATCAGCAAGTCATAAATATGTATTTAGAAAATTCTGTTGTTATATCAATACCTGCCATTGATGATGACGGGAATAGTTTTTGTGAAGAAACGCACCCGATTGATGAATTGCTGCATGATATGGAAACGATGAACATTGACTTGTTCAATGCTATCTATCAACAAAATCCAACAGCCGAAGGGTTTATTAATCCGTTTGAAAATTGGACACCAACGACAGCCTTATTGACAGATACGCAGTTTGATTACACATGTACTATTGCGGATCCTTCCTTTGGAGTTGGTGGTGATTATTTTATGGTTGGAAAATTTGGATACAACAGAAACGGTTCGTTTGCCTTATTAGATTTACTAAGTGAAAGAGTATGTTCAGATGAGATGTATATTGACTTTATCGAGAAAGCAGGATGCAAACGAAATTTTATTGAAGGCAACGGAGTTGGCGGAATGCTTATCAAAAGAGTTTGCAACAGGACGAAAGCACAGTTGGTTCCTTTCACATCGATAGGTAATAAGTTGGAGAGAATTTATATGAACGCAAACGATATAAGGAAACTAACATTCAATGAAACAATTGAGAATATACCGTTTGATCAGATGATTAATTTTGGACTTTCGGAACATGACGACTTCCCTGATATGTTAAGCCACTTTTTCAATAACATAAAAGTCTATGGCAAATAATCACAAAGACAATTATGGAAAGAAAAAGATTTTTGTATATCAGCATTGGCAAGACATATGTCATTTAAGAAAACGTATGTCAGCGGAGAAAGTTTCAAAGGTTTATGGAGGTGAAATATCGAAATATATTATTTACAAATATGAACGCGATTTTGACTAATTTAAAAAGATGTACACAAAAAAGTGCTTATTCAAAATAAAACATTTATATTTGTGACATTCAAAATTTAACAATATGAAATTATTATTTGAAACAGACAGTAAAAAAAGAGCCGTAGCGCAACGAGGATATAATGGCGTGATGGGTTTTCGGATGACGAGAGGAAAATACTCCGATGTCTTGTTGATGTCTATTTTCAAAAAGATTTTCAAACGATTGAATTTAATTGATTATACCGTTAACAGTCCTGATGCAATTACAACAGGGAGCGTTTCATATTTTTTGAATAATGAGATGTCGGCTGCATTTGCTGAATTATTTCAAAACGGTTTTGTATTGTTTCATAAAAATTCAGTAGGCGTTTTCAAATATATAAGGAAAAACAAAGCCACTCAAACACCCGAAGGATGGTATTATGAAAATCAACCGTTAGATGTTTTTTATTCAGACACATACGAGGTTTTCGGGATGTCGGATGGTATAATGTTAAAAGACACTTTGAAAGCTATTGACAGTGCACTTAATGCAAATCAGACTATAATAAAAAGATTGGGCGTCGTGGTAACTGGTACACCGGAGCAACCGAGCCAAAATCCTCAAATGGTGCAAATGGATGGTGACGAAAAGGATGAGATGGAAAAAGAAATACAAAACGATTATGGAATGCTGGAAGAACAGAAACAATTCTTACTTTTTCGCAGACCGATGAAATTACAACGGATTGCCCTGGGTGGAAAAGATTTGATGATAACAGAAACGGTAGAGACATTTACAAAAATCCTTTGTGATGCGACTAATATTCCTTATGATGTAATGGCGATGTCCGGGCAAAGTACATTTAACAATATGGAGCAAGCCGAGAAATCCATGCAAGATACAGCGGAAGAATTTGTCTCTAAGATTTGGACGTTTTTAAAAGTTATGAATATAGATTTTAGTTGGAAAGTAAATAATTCAAAATATGGAAAAGCAATTACAGTTTGATGAAAAAATGATAGCACGTAATTTTTTCGCCATCAATGATTTTTCAAAAGCCGAGAATGGTAATTTTAAGGTAAGCGGATTATTGTCCGTTTTTGACAGAGAGGAAGATAATATGAATGGTTATGTTTATCATGCCGGATGTTACGATGATTTTTGCAAAAACTATTTTGAAAAAAATATGAAGAATATTCCATTAGATATTTTACACAATACAATGGATATTTACCATTTAGCAGGAAAGGTTACAGAATTTAGCGTGACAAATAGCGAAGCTCGAATAGTTGCCGAAGTAAGTCGGTTCACACCGTTATTTGAAAATATAGTTGGATTGATTGAGGATGAAGTTTTGCAGGGATTTTCAGATATGTCATTTGTAAATGATGGATATTTTGATGGAACAAAAAACCTTTTTCATGTAAAACAATGCAGTATATTTTCAGTCACGCTTACACAAAATCCGGCAGTTGCTAAAAGTCAACTGAAGGCTATGAATGCAACGAAATTTAATTTTGAAAGTATAAAAACAAAAACAGAAGAAAAGAAATCAACATTTTTTGGATTGTAAACAATAAACAAATTTTTTAGAACTATGAAAAAAATCTATCTACAGAGTACGCTAACAGCTCTCAAAAATAATTTAGCAAAAAATACGGTTACTCCCGAAGGTCAGGCACTCATTGATGAGATCACAACGATTTTATCAGATTTGGCAAATGATCCGGATGTGGAGTATAACGAAACCGATGTTATGGCGAAAGTTACCGAAGCAGCGAAATCAGCAGGTGCATCAGCAGCAGCCGAAGTCGCAAGCGCATTTAGAGGAAAAGAAGCTAAAAACAAAGTTGATTTGAAATTAGCTCGCGGAATTTATGAAGAAGCGTTGAATAATTCTCAAGGTAAAGGTCGTGGAGCTTTTGCAAATGAGATTTCAGCTCTTTGCGTAAAAAATGGTATTACCGGACTTCCTTCTATTTTGGAAATTTTCCCTGAAATTCAAACAGCATGGAAAAATACCAGTATTTTATCCAAACTTAAAAAGTTAGGTAAATACGCCTTAACATTTGGAATATCAACTCAATCTGACGATGATGATGATGTTCGTGCAGGTGGTCATATTATCGGAAATGCAAAGGTTAATCAGGCATTGGCACTCACTCCGAAAACTATTAATTTAGGTGCAATCTACAAAAAGATTGATGTTCCTAAATTGACAAGCTATCAAACTGGCAATGACACCGCTTTATTTGCATGGTTGGTACAGGAATTGTTCGACCGCTTGAATGATGAAGTAACTCGTGCTATTTTGGTTGGCGATGGGCGTGCAGCAAACAGCCCCCGAAAAATTTCAAGTTTTGAAACAATCGGTATTAAAACAGCTGCAGATGCTTATACTGTTTATAAAAATATTTCAAACGCTGTACCAACATTGGCTGATATTCGTGCAATGGTTGATGATATGGATGATAGTAAGCCAATATCATTATATTTGCACCCTACAATTAAACGTAGTGTTCAGGCATATCAATATGCTGCAGGTGGAACGATTAGCTATGTAACCGATGAAGTTTTAGCAGAACAGTTGGGAGTTTCTGAAATCATAAAATACAAGAAACTTGCAGGTGCTGTTCCGGCGGTGGCTTCGACAGTTCCTTGTGTGATTGCTATTCAGCATGACAGTTATGGCTATGTAGGCTCTGACGTTTTCAGTGCTAATTTTGAAGATTGGAATTATAACACTGACAATCTTATCACTGAATTATTCGCAGGTGGTGCAATTATCAAGCCTCTTTCAACAGGTTTGATCACAATTACAAAACCGTAATAAAATATGAAAATCACATTCAAATATAACTATACCTTGTTATCGAATGGAGAAATTCGGACATTTAAGGCAGGAGAGTCTCAGGACTTTCCAGCCGACAGTCCGTTAATTGAAACATTCAAACAACAGGATGGAGATGTTCTAATGATTGAAAAGAAATCTAAGAAAAAATGACAGCAAACGATTATATTTTATCCGGTTACGAAATTTCAAAACAGGTAACAGAGGAAGTAATTACAAGAGCCGAAAGCGATGTGATGACTGCTTATATTTTGCCTATCATTGGAAGTGATGCAAAAAAAGAGGATTACAGATGTGAAGTTATGGCTTTGGCTTATTGCTTATTGCTAAGACGAAACATTGTGAAGACTCGTTTTGGTTCGGAGGTAAAAGTTAATCAATATGGCACTGTTATGCAGCAAGAAAATGCGATGTTAAATTCTCAAATTTGTGGGATGTGCAGCATTGCAATTTCAGGCTTAAAAGGCAAAACACTTTCAACAGAAAATTTCAATCGGGTAAAAGATATAATTGAATTTGGTTACTATAAATATTAATTTACATAAAAAATAGGAGAAAAAAATATGGCATTTACACCATGTACAACAGCCGGGCTAACGGTTAATTTGGCAAAAAGTTGCACCGAGCCGAGAATTAAAGGCTATGAACAAATAGGACTTATAATTCTTAAATCTGATATTGATTTGGCATTAACATCAGTTGATACTACAAATCCGAGAATAATTTATAACCTCGCTTTAAAAGCTACAAAAAAGGCATCCGTTATTTATAACAGCAAGAAAGCACCTCTTCCTTTCAATGGGACTCAAACGGCTTACAATCGTGAAGCTGATGCATACGATAAGACTGTTCAGTTTTATTATGAAGGCATTGGAGGAGCTGTTTCAAAGAACGCCATTGAACCTTTGAAAGACGGTTCTTATGTGGTTGTTCTTGAAAGAAAATCTAAATACGGAGCAGGTTCTTTTCAGGTTTTCGGATGGCAGGTAGGATTAAGTTGTGGTAATGACGGAGGCGCACAGGTTCAAGACGAGGAAACAGGCTATTGGTTAATAACGATGACTTGTCAAGAGCCATACGCAGAAATTGAATGGTTAGATTCAGCTAATACTCAAGAAACAAAAATAGCCTTTGACGGACTCGCAGTAGGCATGTAGTTAAAATTTGGAAATCTTTTTTGAAAAAAGTGGTTAATTGATTGTTAATCACTTTTTTTATATTTATATTTGTGGAAATCAAAAGTAAAATTATGGCAACAATACCAAAAATACGAGCAGGAAATAAGTTTGATTATGTTTGGGCTATCCAGCGCAACGGAGTTGCAGAGGATTTGACAACTGCAACGGACATTAAGTTATCCTATTCAATCGGTAAAATGTGCGAGCCTTCAACAGAAATTCAATTTGAAATTGTTGATGACAATAAAATACAGAGCGAACATCTGCACAACATTACAGGCACTTACAACCTGCAATTATCATACACAAAAGATGGCAAGCCGAATACAATTGATGTCGATGCTTTTACGATTGTACCAAGATCGGCTCTCGCTGATGACAGCACCGAATTTGCAGTTACTTCCGATATGGCTATCGGGTTCAAAGGTGAAAATGCTTATGAATATGCAGTCGAAGGAGGTTATTTAGGCACGGAAGCAGAATTTTATATTGATGTTGCAAAAGTTTCAGAGATTGATTCAAAAGTACCATACACAGGTGCAACTGCAGATGTTGACTTAGGCGTTCATTCAATAGCTGAATCAGGATTAAAATTAAATACGGTTAATCCGTTAGTAGTTGCTAATCCGGGTGATATAGGATGGAATCAAGCCGAAGGAACAATTGATTTAAGGTTATTAAATAATACCACTTTACAGGTAGGTCAGGAAATTTATTTTTATGGAAAAGCGATTGAAACAATAGCCAATGGTAATCCAGTTATGATTGCAGGAGTACAAGGAAATCATTTAACATTCAAAAAAGCAGTATATTCAGAATTATCCGTTTACCCACAAAAATTCTTAGGCATTGCAACTCAAAACATAGCAAATAACGCCTTTGGGTATGTAACTATATTTGGAAAAGTAAACGATGTATTTACAACAGGTTTTGCTGATGCTGATAATTTATACATTAATCCGGCAAATAGTCTATTGACAAATGTACAACCACAAGCACCAAACCTAATTATAAGGATTGGTAGTGTTATAAAACTTGCAACAGGAGCCGCCGAAAACGGAATTATCGGAGTTAGACCAACATTTGGTATTAGAATGACTGATTTAAACGATGTAAACGGTACTCCATTAACGGTTAGCGGTCAATTTGCGGTTTGGGATAATATATTGAAAGTTTTTGATTTTACTAAAAATGCAAATGATTTTGAGTTAAAATCAAATAAACAAAACAGTCTTGCAGTTGATGGCACAGGAACGAAATTTCCGACAGTGGATGCGGTGAATAGTAAGTTTAGCTCAATACATGGGGCATTGATAGGTGAATTCACCTATTCCGGAAATAAGGAAGTAGCAGTTACATCAGTAGATTTGGCAACAGGTACTTTCACAAAAACAGCACATGGTTTTACAAATGGAAATATTATTTGTCCTCTTTTAAATTTAGATGCTAATTTAGCTTTTCCTTTATTTGTTTTTCCAACAGGACTGGATTGTATTATATATTATGTCGTAAATGCAACGGCAGATACATTTAAAATATCACTAACAAGTGGTGGCTCTGCTATAACTTTCACAGCGAATGCGGATATGGATTTAACAAAATGGCATTTTGAAAAACCATTCGATTGGTTTTCTGTGACTGGTTTAAGCGAAAAAGCCATAAAAGTAATATATACCGGAAGAACTCTTGGGACAAACTTGAGTATTACGCCCGATATTAACGCATATTGGAACATGAATACGTGGCAGGAGCTTGGAAACATTAATTTCCTATCCGTGAATGGAAGCGTATATGTTAATGTTGAAATATATATATATGTAAATAATAAAATGTCATATCAGGCAATCGGGCAAGCGTATAACACATTAAGTAAATCAAAGAATAAATATAAGCAAATAGATTTTAGAGCAATACGCATGATAAATAATACCGAAACGATTACGAATATAACCGTTCCAAGTAGTGAAAATTCAATTAACGGTAATAAAATATCAATTTATAGATTATGAAAATTAAAGAATATAACGTCAAAACAGGCGAAGTCACAGAACGTGAACTTACAGCCGAAGAAATCGCACAAATGGAAGCGATGCAACAAATAGAGCCAACATCACACCAACAATCAGTCGAGCAACAATTGGCAGACTTACAACAGACATTTGATGAGCTAAAAGCACAACTATGAAAACAGACAAAAAATATCATTTAATTGCAGGAATAGAAATTGCTTTTGTAGTGCTTTTATTTTCTACAAATCTAATAGCAATTTCAGCGGTAATTTTGGCAGGAGTGGCGAAAGAATGTTTTGATAAATTTTATCAGAAAGAAATGTTTGATTTTGTTGATTTACTATTCACTATTTTAGGCGGAGTGATTATCATTGGACTATTTAACCTTATAAAAATAATTGTATGAGTGAAGAATTAATTAACCAAGTAAAAAACATTTTTATTTTTGCATTAACGGCAATCTTGAGTATAATCACAACAGCGCAGGGAGCGATTATAACATTATTATTCGGCTTTGTATTTAATTTTTTTATTGGCATGAATGCCGACAGGGTTCAGCATCAGAAAGATTTCTCGATGAAAAAAGCCACTGAAAGCGTAAAACTATTCATGTTTTACATTATCACTATTTTTTTTATATTTGCTGTGCTACATAAAAATATTGATTTTGCAAATGATGTCGTTAACTGGTTGACATATATCGTCTGTTATTTTTACGCTACAAATATTTTTCGGAATGCAAAAATTTGTTTTCCACAAAGCAAGTCAATATCATTTATTTATCATTTGCTAAGTACTGAAATTTTTACAGGTATGAAAAAATTAATAAGTCAGAAAATAGGAATAAATATAGATGAAAATGACAAAAACAATGGATGACAAAATAAATAGCTTGCACCCGAAAATTCGGGAAGAAGTAAGATTGTTGGTTTATCAGGTAAATAACTTCGTTTTAAAAAGCGATGTTAAAATGTTGGTAACTCAAGGGTTACGTACATTCGCAGAGCAAACAGTAATTTACAATCAAAAGCCGAAAGTTACAAATGCAAAAGCTGGACAAAGTTTTCATAATTATGGATTGGCATTTGATTTTTGTTTAGTGCAAAACGGGAAAACAATTTGGGACACGAAAAAAGATTTTGATAATGACAAAGTCGCAGACTGGATGGAAGTAGTTGCTATCTTCAAAAATGCAGGTTATAAATGGGGTGGCAATTTCACGTCAATTTATGATGCACCTCATTTTGAAAAAACTTTTGGTTATACATGGAAACAACTTTTAGAAAAACATAATGCAGGACAATTAATTAATGATTACGTTATATTATGAGCCGGACAAGATTACATACAGAATTAGGCAAATGCAAAAACGGCATAATTGAATGGAATAAAGCCTCAAGAAAAACTAAAAAACATTGTGATAGGCATAATTTTGATATTGGTGAAATGAAAGAAAGAAAAATTAAAATAAAAGAAAAAACTATTAATAAGGAATTAAAATCAGAACTATGAAAAAACTAATCCTATTATTTATCTTAATCGCTATTTTCGGATGCAAAACGAAAACTGTTTTAATAGAAAATATCCGAAATACAAAAGACAGTGCTGAAAATGTACAATTAAAAAGTCAGTTGAAAATTTCGGAGTTTAAAATAAGTGAAGCGACTTCAAAACTCGAATTATCAGAAAAGAAAACATTCAGTCTGATTGAGCAGCTTAATATTTCCGAAAGTGAAAGGCAAAATCTTAAAGAAAGTTTTGAGACGACTATCAAAGAATATAATGATAAAGGCGTTTTGATTAAAGAAACATATTCAAAAAAGACTTCAGAACTTGTCAAAGATTTAACACGAAGTGAACAAAAAAATAAAGACCTTCAATATGAAATTGATAAAAACATTTCATTATTGAAAACATTATCAGAAAATTACAGCTTGTCGATTGACAAAAATACAGACCTGACAAAAAAGGTAAAATTTTTAGAAAAAGAAAATAGCGACTTAAAGCAGACTAAAAAAACATCAACTGGTTTTCAGTGGTGGTTATTCGTAATAGGTTTTGCCGTTGGCTCTATTATTTTCTTTTCACCGGCTAAAACATTTTTAATTAAAATAATTCTTAAAATTATAAATATGTTCAAATAATTAAAAACAAACAATATGAAAACAAAAACAGATTATTTAATTAAATTCAGAACGGATTTATCTGAATTATTAAAAGGAAAATTAAATGAAGAAAATTCAAAATTTCCTTTTGACATGAATGTAGAAAAGGATATTCAAGATTTAATAAAAAATAGTAAACAAGCTATTTTTGAATTAATGATGTTTAATAAAAATGACGTTAATAAAATAAATCACAATTATAAATTTAATAAATATTTGTTCATTGATAAAAAAATGAGTTATATTTTCATCGGTTTTATTTTTGGATTTTTATTAAACATTATAATGGACTTATTTAAATAAAAAATATGAAAACAATTAAAGAACTTGCAGAAAAAACCACTTTTACGAAAGCGGAAAAATATTTTTTACTTTCAGAAGCTGAAAAATTAAACATTGAAGTAAACATTAACCCTGACTGTTCAAACTGTTATCAGGATTTAGCGTTACAAATCTATAAGGTGCAAAATGAAAACGAGCCTGAAACAACAACATCAAAATATAAACTAAAAAAGGGCATTGATGTTATTTTTGTTGGTTCAGGAAAACGACTAAACGAGGCTACATTCACGGATGAAGTTGCTGAATGGCTTATCGCAAACGGATTAACGAAATATATTGAAAATTACACAGCGACAGAATGAATATTAAAATAGTTTTTGATAAAAATACACGACTTCGGGAAATGCAGTCTAAAATAATATGCTTTCCTGAAATTATTGAAAAAGCAAAAGAAGAAATAACCGAGGTTATCAATCATTCAATCTTTGACTTTTTCGGTATGACAATTTCTGAATTTTTACGATTACAAGAAAACATTCTCCCGGATAAAGTCAATAAATTTTTATCAAAAAGAAAAACAACGTTCTTTGATTACATCAAAATCGTTAATGCATTTGAGCAAGGGGCGAAAGCGTTTGAGCAAATATTAATCGATACAACCATACAGGCAGAAGCGGATGAAGAGGCAGCACGTGCTGGACTTTTAGAGGTTACGACAGAAGAAAGTATGCTAACTTTTTTGCGTGATTATTTCGGGCTTCAAAGCCTCGATAAAGCACAGGATTTGACGCTGTATGAATATATCACAGCAAGAAAAATCACTTTCAATAATGCTAAGTTTCAAAAAAATTTAATTGCTATTCAAAAAATAAGAATATGAGCTTAATAACAAAAATAAAGGCAGAAGTTGAAAGTTTAGGATTTCAATTTTACTATGATTCAGGAGGAGGTCTTAATAAAATGCTTGATTCTGCCGATTTTTCGGACAATAAAACGGTAGTATTTGCTTTTTTGCTTCAAAATACGACACTAACCGAAGGTAAAGAAAGCGGAAATGTTGGGTTGTTTTTTTCCCGTCAAACTTATTTTGATTTTGAGGCATTGGAAAATGATGACATACAGGAAAAATGTAAAGCGGATGCGTGGGAAATCATCAAAAAAATTGAAAAAGGTAATGTTTTGAGCATTGGTGAAATCAATTTAACCCGATTTTATGATGATTTTTCAGTAAATGTAACAGGTGTGGCGGTTAATTCTGTATTTTCGGAGCTTGTTGGTATGTCAGACTGTTTAGTTTTATAGTCACTATTATTATAATTACTATTATTTGCACTTTCGAAAACTATTCAAACAAATGCGTAATGTGTATATATATAATAATATTTATAATTTTATAATAGTATAGAGTAATTTCATTGATTTTCAGGCATTTACTTGACTTGCTTAAAGTTTATATTTAGATTATATCACTATTATTTTTGATTTAATAACTTTTTTACTGACGAAATGGACTTAAAAAGCGAAATACTGCAGATATTGGATGAAGCAAGAACGCAAATTGTATCAAATATTGACTCACAGGGGATAAAAGCAAGTGGAAAAACGCAGGCTTCATTAAAAGTTGAGGATAGAGGACAAAGTTTGGTATTGGTTCAGAAAGCCGAAGGTGCACCGTTTGAGACATTGCAATATGGGAGGAAAGGTGGAGACATACCGATAGGATTTAACGCAATAATTAAACAATGGATAATAGACAAAGGAATCATACCCGATGAGCAGCCGGCATATAAACGTAAAGAGTCTGTAAATTGGATTCCTAAATATACACCACAGGAAAGAAATCTTTTAGCAGCAGCTGGAGCAATGGCAGCGAATATAAAAAAGAACGGCACTAAACGATTTTCACAACCAAATGAAAATGTTTATAGCGATGTACTCACAAAAACGATTGAAAAACTTGAAAATTTAATGATTGGAAAAATAACGAGCAAAATAAGACAATAATCATGGCAGAAAGAACAGAACAAATAATAATTGATGTTGAATTTAATGTTGGCGGAACTGAAGCTAAATTAGGTTCGGTAACTCAAAAAATAAAAGAGTTGAAGGATGCTAACAAAGGAATGAAGGATGAACTAAAAGGAGGTTCAACAAATTTTGCAGAATTGAGTTCTAAAATTGCAGCAAATGAAGCTGAAATAAAATCTTTGACATCAGCCGAAAAAGAGTTGTCAGGTATGATTTCAGTTGCCACAAAAGAAAGACGTATTTATTCAGATTCTTTCAAAGGTCAGGCAGCGCAATTAGCTGATTTAAAAAATCAATATAGCTCGTTATCGAAAGCAGAGAGAGAGAGTGCAGGCGGTCAGGAGATGCTTAAGCACATGGCAGACCTCGATAAGCAGGTGAAAGAAAATGATAAGTCAATGGGTAATTTTCAGCGAAATGTTGGAGATTATGGCATTGTGGCGAAATCATTGAAAGCCGAATTAAAAGAAATTGTTGTTGCAATGGCACAAATGAAATTGAGAGGCGAGGAAAATAGCGAAGCATATAGAAACCTACAACAACGAGGCGGTGAATTAAAAGATACATTATCAGATGTTCAAACTGAATTAAAAAATGTAGGTTCTGATACGAGAGGTATAGACCAAGTGATAGGAGCATTTAAAGCCGTTGGGGCAGTAGCGCAAGTGGCGCAAGGTGCAGCTGCATTAATGGGGGCAGAGAATGAGGAGGTAACAAAAAGCATTCAAAAATTAGTGGCTATACAGTCATTAATGAATGGAGTTCAGGAGGTCGGGAATGCGCTTCAGAAAGAAAGTACATTTATGTTAGGCTTGAAGACTGCAGGACAAAAAATATCAGCTGCATGGACGATAACATTAACGGCACTTGAAAAAGCATTTGGTATAACAGCAGCACAAGCATGGGCTGCAGCTACATTAGGCGTTTCGCTTTTGATTACAGGAATAATTTTATTGATTGGAAATTTTAACACGATAATCAGCAGTATAAAATCATTTTTTGGAGTTACGGACAAATTTAAAGATGTAAAAACGGATATTGATAATACAACAAAAGCTTTAGAAAATTTCGGCAAAAAAACAGACTTAGTTGCTGATAGATTAGCAGCCGAAGGATTAGGAGACCAAGCGTTATTAAACTTCAAACGTAAACGATTTGATGAAGAATTAAAGATGCAACGAAGTCTTTATACTGACATCAAAAAATTAGGCGATAAGGCAAATGACGACCAAAAGGAGCAATTAAAATCAGCTGCAGATTTTATTAAAACGAGTTCATTTCAAAAATATCAATTTGACACAGAACAAATTTCGCTTAATAATAAGAAAAAAGACGAAGCACTTCAAAAAGATAAAGAAAGAGCCGAGGCAGGAAAACAACTAAATCAAAAATACAGCGAAGATCAAAAGCAGGTAGCTGCAACAGCTCTTGAAATAAATAGACAGTTGAACGATGCAATTTTGCAGAGCCGGAAAGATGGAGTTGCAAAAGATGTTGAAATTGAACAGGAAAATGTTAGACGGCAAAAAGAGGATATTCAAAAACGGCTTGATACTGAGAAAAATCTAACTGAAAAAGCTACATTAGATCTAATTGCACTTCAAAAACAACTTCAAAAAAATAGCGATGCGAAAGTTTTGAAGATGCAAGCCGATGCAAAGCAGGAAAAATTAGACAAAGATATTGAAGCCGAGCAAAAACGAATATCATTGCTTTTGGAAGTTGCCGAAAAAGGCAGTCAGAATGAATTAGATTTGAGAAAGCAGGCGATTGAAAATTTGCGGAAACAAGAAATTTCCGAAGCTGAAAAATTAGGATACGACAAAGATGCTATCAATAAAAAATATGACAATCAAATTGAGGAGGCAAACAAACAAAGCATTCAGCGAAAAGAACAAGCCCGTAAACAAGCGTTAGAGAACGAATTTAACGACTTAAAATTGCGGATGGATATATCTAACGCTTCCGCCTTACAAATAGCACAGGCAGAGCAAGAGCAGGCGCAAATAGAGGCTGCAAACATCATATTATTAGATGCAGAAACTAAGGCGGCATTATATGAAAGTCAGGCGGCTTATGATGCAGCGGTTATAGAAAGTAAAAGCAAGGTTGTAAAAGCCTCACAGGCTGTAATTGATGCAGAACAAAAGCAACTTGAAACACAGGTTGCAATGGTACAGGGATTTGGTGATGCAATTAGTAGCGTTCTTTCGGAGGTGGCAGGAAATAATAAAGATGCGTTAGTTTTTCAGAAAATGATAGCACTTGCAAACGTATCTCTTTCTCTTGCCGAAGCGATAGCAGCTGCAACGGCTTCATCAACAAAAGGCGATCCCTATACAATGGCATTACGCATTGCTACAAATGTTGCGAGCGTAGTTGTTGCATTTTCACAGGTTACGAAAGCAATTAAAGCAACTCAAATACCTTCGCAGCCTAAATTTTCAACAGGACTTTTAGCCGGAGCGGTGCAAGGAAATCCAACAACAGGCGACAGCGTACAAGCGTGGCTCACTCCGGGTGAAAGAGTATTGAATGCACAACAGCAAGAAAATCTATTCAAGATGATAGCAAACGGAAATTTTTCAGGCGGTTCAGGCATTGATTATGATTTATTGTCGAAAGCTATGAGCCGGCAGCCAGCTCCGGTATTAAATTATAAAGAATTTACTGATTTTCAACAAAAAATAGCTACATTTGACGAACATATAAAATTATAAGTCATGAATTGGATATTACATACAAATAGCGATGCAAACTGGAAAATCGAAAGTAACGGTTTACCCGATTACGATGCTGGTACTGATAACGGTATTTTGGCGTATAGATGGGAAAAAACATTTATCCGAATTACAATGAAAACGGCAGGACAAAAAACGATTACAGTTGATAATGTCGATTATATTTTATTTGATGCAAATGAGGTGGTAATTATTGAAATTACTGATTTTGTCCGGTCGTTTGCAAGCGGTTCAATCATATTTGGAAGTGGATCATTTAGTTATACGCTTAATTTTACGGCTATAAAAGGGGAACGGCAAACGGAAAATAATAAATATAGACTACCGAGTGAAATTGTTTATAATCCGAGTGCTGTTTTTCCGTTTTGGATACAATTAACCGAAAGTATGGAAGTCGAAAAAGTACCTAAGGATATTGCGCCTATAATAATTTCACTTGAAAATCAAATTTCATCTTTCGACTGGCATTTTTATAAAACTACCTATTCAATAGAAAACACGATAAAAGCAGCAGGTTGGTCAACGGAAATAATTAATTGCATTGATAATTGTTGGACTGACAAAGTTTTATTTGAATGGGTTGGTCGATTTGGAGTTTTAAAAAGTTGGTGGTTCACAATAGAAAAATATACATACGGGACTGACAAGGAATTAAATCTTCAAACGATGGAGAATGGATATAATACGCTTAAAAATAAGCGTACTAATTTAGTAGTAAAACATCAAAGGGCGGATTTATTGACTCAACAATACCTTTCTGATATAATACTATCCGATGAAGTGTATATGTACGATGGTGCAGCCGTGGCAAATAAAATACAGGTCAAAATTGACAATAATAGTTTTGATGTTTCAAAGAAAAAACGCGATATTTCATTGACTGTTAATAAATTTGCGTATGATACGATTTAAAATCAAAACTAAAGGCTATTTGGAACTGCCTGCAGATTTTCAATTTTCATTTAATTATAACAATGGCGTTTTTGCCTTTGAAAATTTGCAGTTAAGCCGAAGCGGAGAATTTAACATACCGAGAACTCCAGCAAATGACATAATTTTAGAATTTTCACACGATGCAGCCAAAGATGGACAATTTGTCAGAAATCGAAAAGCAGCAGAATTATATTATTCAGGTGGTAAAATTGATGGATATATTTATATTTCTAAGTTTTCAGGCGGTGGTTATTCTGCTATTTTTGTTTATGGCGAATTATTGGAATTGAAAAACATTTCAGAGAAAGGATTCATTGGCAGTTATGCGAAATATATTGATTTTGTAACGCCCGGATTAAGCGGCATTTATGGCATAAAAACAAGCTATCAGGCAAATGGTAACTATCCTTACGCAGGATTTGATTTATATAATTATAAAAATGGCGTTGACGATGCAAACAAGAATGTTGATTATTTCAATTTATCTCCTACTGTCAGACTATCACATCTATTAGGTGGCGCAGTAGCCTATTTAGATGGCTTATCAGTTGACATCACAACAATTGCAAGCGGTTATGATGCAATAGGAATTATTTTGCAATCTAATAACGCTCCGAAGGTATTAACAAATGTAATCACAACTGGAACACCAAAAGATACGCTTAATTTTTCTGGTGGCTCTCAATTTTTGGAAATTGTTACTAAAAAATTTCATTACACAACTGATGGCTATCTGTGGAAAGTTGGGCATAGTCAAATGGTGCGATGCTTACAAGCAAAAACGGACATAACCATTCGCTTTAACGCTAATTATGGTTCAGTAGGATGCGTTGGTGGTAATGGTTATCTATTTTATTCAAAAGATGTTGTTAATCCTGAAGTTTTTTTTGGTACTATAAAAAACGGAATGGAATTTTCATTTAAGAAAGGCGAGTATTTTACATTTGTGAGTAGGGATGATTATCGATTTAAAGAGCCAATAAGCAATTTCGGCACTTCAATAAGCGTAGCCTTCGATGTTTACGTTGGAAATACTGATACGGTCGAACTTTTAGAAAATTACTATTTGCAAGATAATTTGCCGGAGGTTACATTTGTAGATTTGATAAAAACTTATGCGAATATCTTCAAATGCGGTATTTTGTACGATGCAGAACTAAATAAAATATCATTTTTCAATTATAATTTTGATAAGTCAAACGCTATCGAGTTAGATAGTTCGCTGATTGATGTTAAGTCGGTCGATAGAACTTTTTTGAATTACGCAAAACGTAATTATATCAAATACAAAAACGAGGATTATGTTAAAACTTCATTTGCAGAGCAGATTTATACAATCAACAATGATAATCTGACGGATGAAAAAACGCTTTACACCATACCATTTTCCGAAGGTATTAAAGATGAAGCAAATAATGTAGTCGTTAATGATTTTGAACTGAAAGACCCTTTTAAAAAAATAGCCAAAAAAGATACAATAGCACTTGCCAGTAAAGAGGCAGGCAATATCTATCAAAAACATATTTCGGAAATATACAATCATTTCACGACTATTTTAGAAAGCAAATTATCCGATATAATCAGAAATAGTACAACGGTAG